AAAATTTTAGTTGACTTAAACGAAATGAACGATAGAATGATATCAGAATACTTTGAAAAGGTTTACAAGACGCATAGGAACAGAGCATCAATATACCATTCATTATTAAAGATTGATGTGTATTACACAAACTACAAAGAGTTCAGAGATTTTTATGATAATTTCTTTTTAGACAAAGCAGACATTAGAGATATTGAAGATTTAAGACAAAGAAGAATTAAACGAGCAGCAGAACTTGAACAAGAGCGCTTATACAAACAACAAATAATGAAGCGTCTATCTGAATCAAAAAGAAAAAGAATTGCTTTAGATGACTTAATATCTACAATAGATGATGATAAAATAGAAGAGATAAAAGAAATGATTTCATTACGAATTAAATCTTGGAGTTGGAAAGCAAAGAATGAATACCAAATAATTGAATGTTCTGGTAGTTTAGAAGGTAGCACATTTTAATATTATTTAGAACGATTATAAATTAAAAAAACAGTTGTGTATATTTTGTAAATTGTCATTTTAAAACGATTATATATAAAGTACTTTTATAGTTATATAAATATTTTTCAATAAAAACATTCTTTAAAAAATAATCAAAATATAATAGCATAATAAAAATACATTTCTATTTGCATCAAGGGGGAAATTCCATCCACTTTGGTGCATTTTTTGTTTATAAGTATTATGTTATTTACTTAACTATTTCTTTTATCTTTATAAACGAACACTTCAAGTGTGAAGTTTGTTCTTACAAATATTATTATATGTTACAAAAGGTTTACGCATCACATAAGAAATGGATAAACACCACATTGAAGTTTGGATGCAGTTTAGAAGAAGCAGAAGATATTGTGGGCGATATGTATGCAATTATCGGAAAGATGCTTAAAAACGGATTAAATATAGCTTACGGAGATGATGTAAATTATTACTACATATACAGAACTCTTAAGAGTTCTTTTTTGCAAATGAAGAATAGACAGAACAAAGAAAACAAAGTTCCTTTGGATTTAGTTTTAGATATTGAATCTGGAGAATATATTGACTTTGACAAAGCAAACGAAACAATGCAAGAAGAACTTGATAAAATGCATTGGTACGATAAAAAGGTTTACAATCTAATTCAAGACGAATACTCAATTACAGAACTATCAAACAAAACCAGTATTACATATCATTCATTGTATAATACATACAGAAAGACAAAGGATAAGTTAAAAGACAAAATCAAAAATAAATGAGATTAGGAAACTTTATAGAACTGATTACAACTTATACTGGTATCAAATGGCTTGTTAAAAAGATATGGGGAGATGATTGTGGATGCGATAAACGAAAAGATGATTTAAACGATATACAATTATGGTAGAAGATAGATTAGTATGGAACGGAGTAAAAGAAAGAATTAGTTCCAAGATGACAAGAGAAGATTTCAGAACGATGTGTAGATTACACGCAAAGTATTTTAATCATAAGTATACAGAATTATGTACTTGTAATAAGAAAAGAATAAGGCAATGGATAGAGCAATTAAATGACAAATTGAATTAAATTATTGATTTAATGATATTATATAATTAGTAAACTAATTTAAACTGATTGTAAAAATGGATAAAAGAGCAAACAATAAAGGAACAAAAGGTAACAAAGGTGGTAGACCATCAAAAGCAGAAGAGGTTAAGATGATTGAAAGATTATCACCATTAGAACCAAAAGCATTTAAAGCACTTGAGAAAGGAGTTGAAGAAGGTGATTTTAAATATGTGCAAATGTTTTACAACTATTATGCTGGTAAACCAAAAGAAACAAAAGATATATCAATCACATCAGAACAACCATTATTTGATTTGTAAATGTTTCAAACAACAACTGCAATAAGAAAATTATATGCTTTAAAAAAGCGTAAGAAAGTAATTCAAGGGGGAACATCAGCTGGTAAGACATTTGGTATTCTCCCTATACTTATTGACAGATGTATAAGAACACCACAAACAGAAACAAGTGTAGTATCTGAATCAATACCACATTTAAGAAGGGGTGCTATAAAGGATTTCTTAAAGATAATGATTGCAACCAATAGGTTCAGAGATAATCAATGGAATCGGTCTACTTTAAAATACACATTTACAAATGGAAGTTATATCGAATTCTTTTCAGTTGAGCAACCAGATAAATTAAGAGGTGCAAGAAGAAATGTATTGTATGTGAATGAAGCAAACAACGTACCCTTTGAAGCATACACACAATTATCAATAAGAACATCTGGAGATATATGGATTGACTTTAATCCAACTGCAAACTTTTGGGCACATAGAGAAGTAGCAAACCAACCAGATGCAGATTTTATCACACTTACATATTTAGATAACGAAGCATTGCCAGATACAATTGTTAAAGATATTGAATCAGCAAGAGAAAGAGCAAAGACATCTGATTACTGGAGTAATTGGTGGAAGGTATATGGGCTTGGTCAGATTGGTTCTTTGGAGGGTGTATGTATAAAAGAATGGAAAGAAATTAAACTACCTTTAGAAGCGAGATTATTGTGCTATGGAATGGACTTTGGGTATTCAAATGACCCAACAACTTTGATTGCATTATACAAATACAATAACTCTTATATATTCGATGAGGTTATATATCAAAAGAAATTATTAAACTCTGATATCTCAAAGCTATTTAAAGAAAACGATATAAGAGAAATCACATATGCTGATTCAGCAGAGCCAAAATCAATTGCAGAATTAAAAACATACGGACATAAAGTGTTGCCTTGTACAAAAGGAAAGGATTCAATTGTGTATGGTATCAACTTAATAAACCAGAACGAAATATACGTTACAGATAGAAGCAAGAACTTAATCAAAGAACTGCAATCCTATACTTGGATGAAAGACCGAGAAGGGAATACTATCAACAAACCAATCGATGCTTTTAATCATTGTATTGATGCAGCACGTTATGCAATTACATCACAATTAAAGAATCCAAATAAGGGAAGCTATAATATAAGGTAATGAATAATGAAACAATGATAGCAATATTGGAATGCTTTATACATCACAGAACAGATAAAGAAGTAAGGATAGCAAAGCCAAAGAACCCACATCAATTTTTTCTACTCACAAAAGCATACGAAAATTGTAAGGACTTTTTTATAAAACATTAACATTTAAGTATTATATATATATGAAGATTGAAATAAACGTACCAACATCATTAAACGAGATTACTTTAGGACAGTATCAGAAGTATTTAAAGATAGCTGAAAACAATCCAGAAGGTAACTTTTTAAACGCAAAGATGATTGAAATCTTTTGTGGTATTCCGTTATCAGAAAGCTATAAGTTAAAGATGAGTAGTGTTACTGCTATACTTGATATTTTAGAAGAACTGTTAAACGAGAAGCCAAAGCACGTTGAAAGGTTTACAATGAATGGTACTGAATACGGATTCATTCCAGATTTAGACGAATTAAGTTTAGGAGAGTATATTGATTTAGATAATAGTGCTTCAGATTGGGAAAAGATGCATATTGCAATGAACGTACTTTACAGACCGATTAAGACAAGCAAAGCTGGTAAATATAATATTGTTGATTACGATGTAAAGAATCCAGAAGATATGAAAGCAATGCCTTTGGGTGCTTCTATTGGTTCACTTTTTTTTTTCTACAATTTAGGAATGGAGTTGTCGAAGCATACGATTCTTTATTCCAATCAAGCGGAGATGGAGGGCATTCAAGAACAGCTAATTTCGGAGCAAAGTGGGGTTGGTATCAATCAATTTATGGACTCGCTAACGGAGATATTACAAGATTTGAAGATATCACTAAATTAAACGTACATCAATGCTTTACGATGTTATCTTTTATGAAAGAGAAAGCGGAGATAGAAGCACAACAAATAAAAAGTAAATTCTAATGAAAGGTTTTTATCAAGTAACACAAATAATAAAAGACGCATTGCTATCAGATGCAAATGTAAATGCAGTAACAACTGGGGACATTACAAGAATTGATTTAGGGAAGCAGACAATGTTTCCTTTATCACATTTGATTGTAAACAATGTAAACAATGAAGATAATATATTACGTTTTAGTTTATCTGTTCTTGCGATGGATGTTGTTAACATATCAAAAGAAGAAGTAGTTGATATATTCATTGGGAACAATAACGAACAAGATGTATTAAACACACAATTAGCAGTACTTAATAAATTGGTACAAGTGTTAAGAGGTGGAACGTTACATCAAGATCTGTATCAGTTAGATGGCACACCAAGTTTTGAACCATTTTATGATAGGTTTGAAAATGAGGTTGCTGGATGGGCATTGACTTTTGATGTGCTGATACCAAATGACATTGAGATATGTTAGAGAATGTACAAAAGGAACTAAACAGATTTGCAAAGTATGTGGTAACACAATCAAGAGCAAATTTAACAAGAGGCAAAAAGAACAGTTCTAAACAACTATATAATAGTTTAGATAGTGAAGTGAATGTTTCTAAAAATAGTTTCTCTTTGGAATTCAT